AAAATCTGCTCTATTATCATACAAAGTAGAAACAAGCTGTAAGTTAGCTTGTATTAAAAAGCTATCATTCATACCTGCCGTTGTGTAACTCACTATGACTTCTTTTGATGGTAAACTATTAAGTTCAATGATTGTATCATCAAGCCCATACTCCGTAAATGCAGTTGTTGCAGTTCCCTCAACAGTTATTGATTGAATTGATGCTATTGGCGAAAATGGTAAAACAAACCTTTCATCAACACTCGCTAAATACAATTTCCTTGTTTTAGCCGCTATGTCTTTCGTAATGTAGTTTTCAATTATAATCCTTGCCTGTGTTATCATTTGACCTATTAGAGTATCATCAGCAGTTGTATCAACCCTTAAATATGATTTAGCCGTTGCCGTATTGATTATTTCTGATCCTGTCGTAGCAGTAATTTTAATTTGTGTATGAAAACGATTTAAAGGATTGCTATAATATGTCATTACTTATTTTTTTTAATTTTTTTCTTGTATGCTTGTTTTAGTTCCTTTGTTTCTTTTGTCTTTTTAGTATCTCTTTCTATGATACCAAAAAACTCTAATATATCTTCTAACATAATTTATTATTTAAAACAAAAATACAAAAAAAATGCACCATAAAGTTTACAGTGCATTTGATTGAATTAGAATAAAGAAAGAAAAACTATTTAAGACAAACAATGTCTTATTTAAAATCAAAGTTATTAAAAAATTTTGAATAAGCATTTGTCAAACTTAATCTAACTGCTTTTCTTTTACCATCATTTTTAAAAATAAAATAACCATTAAATTTTTCTACCCATATTGCAAAAAAATCTACATCTTTTGTTTCGTAACTATGTTTCCATTGTATATGAATTGTTTTTCTGTTTTTTTGATAATCTTGAGACGTAGATTTAATTTGGATACGATACATATTCTCTCCTGTATCGGCTACACAATCATAAAAAGAGGTGTGGACTAAAGGATAAGAAACCTTAATATCTCTTTTAAGACATTCAATACCGAACTTATATTCAGCAATACAACCTTTGGAATTGCTATCCACAAAAATAAAGTTACAAAAAAAGTGGCTAACCGAAATTAACCACTTGACTAATAAAACTAACTAATATGAAAAAAAAATTATTCTAATGTACTATAATAACAAACATTAGAACAATACTGTTTTGGAATATCAATATGACTTTTAAACTCAACGCCACAATTTAAACATTCCTTTGTTTCTATTTCTTCTCTTTGATATCTTTCAATCTCTAAGTGATCCATCTTTTTTCTTTTTACTTTCAATTATAGTGTCCTCTATTCCGTAAGCATAACTCAAAACCTTAAAATAAGTATCTTGTGTTATGTCATTTATATCCCAATGATTAGATATAATCTTCATTATTTTTGGTGCTATTTTCTTTGGTGCTGCCATTATCTAAATAACCAAAATAAAAAGTTAATTGCTAATGCTGCCCAAAACGTAAACACACCTAATCCCCAACAAGCATACTTAATGATTCTTTTTTGCAAGTTTAAATCAACTGGCATATTTATATCTTGTTGTGTTGCTTTATATGTTATTTTTACCATCTTGATTTATTTAATATTTCTTTTGCTTTTAAGCATCCTTTATCTGCTTTTTCTGATATATAATTTTTAAACATATCATATTCTAATCTTATTTTTTTAATATTAGAATCTATTTGGTCCAACCCTTTTAATGTTTTTGATAGTCTTGAATCAAAATCTTCTTGACTTGCTTTAAATATTTTTTTCATTATAATCCTAATATTATTGATATTGACCATAAACAAAAAAACATTCCTACGCCTATTATTGTATATGCGATAAATGTTATAGCTTCTATTATTTGTTCTTTATTCATATTTTCTAATTTTCTTCAAAGTAAACCAATTTATTTGATATACACAAATATATTTTACTTTATTTAATATTCTTTAATGTTTAGGTATAAAAAAAGGGGCAATTAAGCCCCTTTAATTAATTACTACTCGATTACTTATGCAGTTTCAAGTGCTGTTTTAGCAGTGCTAAACGTTCCTTGTACTATTGCATTTGGTTGGTAGTTAGTTAAAGCAACTCTTTCAGATACTTTAACAGTTACGAAACCATCTCTAAAGTTAGTAGAATCTTCTCTTGAGAATTCAACAGAAAGGTTTTCTCTAATCCAAAGTTGTGTCGCTTGGTTTAAATCTCCAACGAGGAATTTTCCTGCAGTAACTGCCGTGTTAGCAGTAACAGGTACTCCCATAATTGTTGGCACTAAACCTGAATAAATTTGGTTTCTCAAATACTCATTAGTAGTTGCCTTTAATAATGCTATTTTGTGCATATCAGTTGGGTTTACTAAAATACTACTTGCAGTATAGTTTGATAATGCTAACTGGTTTAAAGCAGCTACAAGTACATCGTACTCATTTGCTGATTCAACTGCATGGTAAAATGCACCAGTATCACCTGTTACAAAAGCAGTACCATCAGTAAATAATCCATCAAGATTAGGTGCTGAACCATCTCCGTTAAGGATTTCATTATCTTCAATTGCTAAAACTTTACCAGGAACTCTTGCAGAAAGGTAAGATGATAATTGTGGTGTATCAGCTAACATTTCTTCTGTAATTCTCATGAAAGTACCAATTTTTTCAACATTTACTGAAGTTGCAGTAATGTCAAAATCTGATGCAGGAAGGGTTGCACCTTGAGCGGTAGCAGCTGCATCATTATCATAAGCAGATTCTTTTGGGAATCTAATTGTTTGTGCATTTGTGCTTCCATTAGGAATTAAATTTCTAATGTTTACGCTTCTTGATGGATCGTATTTAATCCCAGGAACAACTGTTTCAGCGGCAACAACTCCTGTATAGGAATTAGCCATAGTCATATCCCCTGCTTTCATCTCAAACTTTGCAGCGTTTGAGTTACCTTTTAATAATCCTTCAATTACACCTTCATTGATGTTTTTAATTAAAGAACTTTTAAAGTTAGTTGGTTCATTTGAAGTAATTGCTTTTTTTTGTGCAACTTCAAAACTGTCCATTCTTTTTGTAGCATCATCGTGTTTCGCTAAAAACTCTTTGCTTAGGTTATCAATCTCACTTTTTAGTGAAGTTTCGACTTCTCCTTTAGCGTTATCTTTAGCTTGACCGAATGCTTTTTCAATTTTAGAATCAACCAAATTTCCTATTTGATCTAATTCTTTTTTAATTTCATCGTTCATTTTTTACGAATTTAATTTATTAAACAAATAATTATATATATCACTATTATCAGCTTTTACCTGTGTCGGCTCTGTAACATCAATTTCAGTTGGCAAAGTGGCACTATCGTTAAAAATAGATTTTAGCTTAATGAGTTCTGCTTCGATTGCATAACCCATATTGTCAGAAATGTTACCCTTGCGAATTAATTTCACAAGTTTATCAAATCTTTTCAATACTTTTTCCTTGTCTACATTTCCTTTTACATCTAATATCATCGCTTCATCATTTGCAGCAAGTGTAACGGCAGAAATCTCATAAAGTTTTACTTCCGTTAATTTTCTATTGTATCCATCATCTACTCCCGCTTCTTTTTGTAGTGGTAATATACCAACACTATTTTCAGTAATTACCCCTGCTTTCATAAGCTCTAATACATCAGTTCCAAGTTGTGTTTTAGGTATTTTTGCTTCAAACATTAATCCTTTATCATCTTCATAAAGGTTTACCATTTTACCTAAAGGTTGATCCATATTGTGTTGATATAAATACTTTACACGACTTCCGTTCTCCATAATCGTTTTTGTATATGCACCTGGTGTAATTATATCACCATCGCTATCAACATTATTAAATACAGAACCATAACCTTTTACGATTCCACTCTTTTCATCGGCATCAACTAATTCACCGATTGGACTTGACTTATATATTATATTTTCCATTTTACAAAGATATTAATTTTCTATATATTTATATTCTACTAAATCAAAAGCATTTATATCTTCTATTGCTTCTATTTTTCTTCCATTGGCATTTTCTAACATTTCTATCAGTTTATCAATATCACCACCTGGAAAACTTATATCAGGAACTTCTGAATTAGGGTGAAGCTCTAAATATTCATCTTGTAATTTTAATAATTTTTCAAAATCTTCCATAATTATATTTTTGTTGGTGTAAACTGTCCAGTTTCTAATAATTCATCTAATAAATCCATTGCTTCTTCAAAGAGTTTAGGAAAATATTTTTCCATCACTGGATTTCCATTGTATTTCCAGTCATACATATTCGCAAAGACCTCTGCATAATCACCACCTTTTGCTTTTAAATAATAACCTTTCTTATGACCATATCCAAAGTTCTTCATTTTATTAATTGCACCAAAAAAATCGTTAGTCGACACAAAGTACCATCTCAATTTATTATATGGTATGTTTGGCATTAATTTTTTTAAGTTTTGTAAGGGTGTATAAGTTGAAACACCTCGATTAATACTTCTCGCTAAATTATCGCTTTGTAAAACTAATATTCCATTAGGATCAAGTTCTTTAAACATTTTTGACATTTGAGATGACAACCTCTTATTACTCATAAACCTTTCTTTCCAATCGTTCATTTTGGCTTTAAATTTTGGGTGTGCTAAATATTCAGAACCTTGTCTATATGCTAATTTTCTTGTAGTATGTATTGAATGACCTATTTCGTGAACAAGAACTCGACTTCCGTTACCAATAGTCCACCAATTATTTTTTACTTTTTTTAAACCCAAATTAACACTATTTTTGGTTGGGAGATAAAAGTTACTTGTTCTGTTTTTATTAAGTATAAAGTTTACAGGTTTTACAAAATTTCTTAAATATCCATCATCTTTTGGTAGTTCAAAACCTAATCTTTTTAATTCATCAATTTCTTTTGGATAAAAATTTGGTTTTCCTTCTTGCACCACTCTTTGCCTTGGAACTCTCACAGGAGTTGGTTCAATTCTTTGTGGAATACTTCCCTCAATAATTGCTTCTTTTGGAAAAGGTGCATTTGTACATCTACAATTTATTACATTAGCAGCACTTCCTCTACTATCACCTGGATATGCTAATTCCTCACCACCCACTAAAAAGTTTTTATCCATATCGACTACTTGTCCATTTGCTTCAGCGTGGTCAATTCTTACTCTTTCATCTAAATTAGCTATCCACTCTTTTTGTAGGTTTTCTTTGCCAAAAACATCGGTGGCACTTTGATTAGTAGCATAGTTCGCAGCATTAGTACTTTCGGTTCTTACAATTCGTTTTGCATTTACAACCGACATATCTTTAAACTTCTTTCTTAATATTCTACCCGCTTGTACCTCATTCATTGATTGAAAGTCGGGGTCTGCCATATATCTTTTTAGTGTTTTTGTTAATTCTTTTTTACGATTACCACCAACACTAACAACTCTTGTTCCCGCCACTTGACTACCTATGTATGCAAATTTTTGATTCCAAATATCCTCATATTCAACATCAATATTTTTAGTAATGTATTTGTCAAAGTTTTGTGCATACCACCTGGCAAACTTATTACCAACCTCTTGATAAAGTTCAACATAAAGATTTATTAAGTCGCTATTCTTAAATTTAGATTGTAGGTCAGGTATTTTTTTATTAGCTTTTAAAAACTCATCAATTATCTGATTGTTTTCACTAACAAGATATTTTACCCATTTCTTATCTTGTTTAGCTTCTGCAATATCTAATTGATTAAGCCAATCTTTTTGATAATTTTTTTTGAATTTTTTAGTCAGCATTTTGAGAAATCTTTTTAGCCCAAGAAATCATTGCTTTACCACCCCAAAGATTATAAGCTACATACCCTTTGTCTTTATAAGGTTCGTTTCTATATTCTTCAGATATTTTTGCATTATCCTCGTGTCTTGCTAAAAAGCTATGAATTCTTTTTACAGTATCAAGTGATATTGATTCTCTATTAGCTAATTGATTTGCTCGTTTCCAACCAACCTCTGTGCCACCTTTAACAACATCACGACCATATTTCTTTCTCCACTCTAACATTCTCTTTGCATTGTTAGTAGCACCTTGTGGATAATTATTATATGAATTTTGTTTAGATGTATATTCGTTGTCGTTTGTCTTTAATTCGTTTCCAGTTATTCTTTCATATTCTTCGTGTGATGCACACGGCATATAAACCTTATTTCCATTATCATCGTGTGAATGAACACCTTGACAACCAATATCTTCTGCTCTTTCACTTGCTTCAACTCGAGTTGTATAAACATCTCTACGAACCTCTCTCTTAACATCAAGAAGTTCATTATAATCTACTTTAACACTTTTAAAGTCCTCGCTAATAACCTCATCTTGTAATGGTACAAGGTTCATTGGAATATAATAATCGTTAAGTTTTTCATTGTCAGATTCAACACCATAACTCATTGCTTGTCTTTTTTCGTTTGGAGTTAGCCACCACGCTTGACTCATTTGCCCAACCACTTTATCCATTTCTTCTTGCATTTCAGAAATACTGGAGTAATCAAAATCAATGTATAGTTTCTCGCCATAAGCAGGAACTAACCATCTGTTTAACTCATCTTTGATTTTATTAAGTTCAGGGATTACTGCATTTTGATACAATGTCTTTTTAGCTTCGATTACATTGTTGTATGTAGAAGATTCCGTGTTGTTTAAAAGAACGGCAGGTACAGAATAAATATTACATAAATCTTTAATACTTGCATTGTATTGTTCTATAAGAGATAAATCAGATGCAGACATTCCAAAGTTGATCCAAGATAGTTTCTTTGGTGTTATTACAATATCACCTGCACTGTTAGAGCCTTGATAGTTTTGTCTAAACTTCTCTTTTAATTGTTGTGCTTGTACTTCATTAATATCCCCCTCATCACTCATAAGCACACCTCTTGCGGTTTGATTCTGTAAATACTTCGCACCAGTTGTAACTGCTTCGTTATTTGTATCTAATGATCTTAAACCTGCTTTAAGTGGCGACATTCCATACAAATGACTACCAGTTCCATCATAATAAGGGTTAAAATCTTTTATATGGCAAATATCCTCTGCTGCCATTTGATATTGTCCGTTATAATCTAATGAGTATGATTTAACTGGGTCAAATATTCCACCACTATTAATTTCTACCTTTTGACTTGGTAATACATATAATTCTTTGAATTTACCTTGATTAGCACCTGTATCAGGTTTTAAACCATAGATATATCGATTTCCAGTTAGTTTACCAAATGCAATTATTTCTTGAATCCAAGAATTGTATGATTGTGCAGGATTAGGTCTTGATAGTAATTCGTGCAATTCAGTATCTGCTACTTCTTCAAGGGCGTGTTTTCTTAATACCTCTGCTTTGTGTAACGCTGAACCATTTGCAATACCACTTGTCATAGATTTATACTTCTTTAAATCATTCTCACTTTTTATTTCATATATCTGAAATGGAATAGTCGCTGCCGTTTTAGCAATTAGATTTACAATAGAATAAATTGTTGTGTTTTGTTGATACCCTTTTTCAATATATGTATTATCGTTTTCAGGATTCCAAATGATACTGTTTCCTATATAGTTATATATCGCTTTATTAAACTCTGCATTAGTTTGTTGAAAATTCTTTGATATGAGTTTCTGAAATCTTGATAAAATTGATGCCATCGAATAACTTTTATTTTACAAAAATACTAATTAAATTACAAAAAAGTTTTCTTTCTTACCAAAGGAGGAATAAACTGCATAACGAATAGAATCCATTAAATGATTTTCCTTGTCTTGTGGCTTGTTTATTATTGTTCCATCTTTTAATTGTTCCCAATAATAGCTTTGATATTCTCGTAATATATTCTTTGATTCATTGCTTACATAAATATCAAACTCTTTTAACTTAGATATTCCCGCATTTATACTTCCTTGCCCTTTTGTTGCAGGTTTTATATACAATCCTAATCTTCTCATCTCCTCAATAGATTTAGGTTCAGCAGAATCAGCGTAAGTAATTACCTCGCCATACCCTTTAGCTTTTAATATATCTACAATGTCGCTATTGGTTAAACCTTTTTGGTATAATATCTCGTGCAAATAAACCCTATCGTGCTTTTTAAAGACAAGAACACAAGCAGTTGGATCATTACTATACCCATAGTCAATTCCGACTATTCCCTCTACATCTAAATCAAATTCAGGAAACTCATCATAATCAATGAATGTCCAGTTGTTAAATATTTGTCTTGCACTAAAGATTGCTTTTAATCCCTCTCCATATACTCTCCAATAATCAGGATCACGAAGTTTCATTCTTTCTATTTCATTGACCAGTTCTTTTGATAAGAAGTTGTTGTCCTTGTATGTTGTTACCCAAGTATCGCAATCATCTCTTGGAATTAGGTCATTATATATCCAGTGGATTGGATCTGATGGGTTAAAATCAACAATAACCATATCGGTTGTTCTCATATTGATTTGGCGAAAATCCTCTATGTTTAATTCATTGCCCTCGTTTAAGAATGCAATGTTTCTTTTACGACCACGAATCTTTTGAGGTTCATCTACCGAAAGAAACTCAATAAGATGATTATTATACTTAAAAGTATTATCGGCTTTGTTATGTACTCCTGAAAAATAAATACCTGTTTCTTGTAGCACTATCATTATATCTCTCATTACAGAACCTCTTAATGCAGGTAATGTCTTACGGACAATAGAGATGGTCAAAGGTTTCTTTGATGTTGTAATAAGATAAACCAGGTATTGACAAACGGCTACTGTTTTTCCTGACCTTGTTCCTCCTTGATGGACTTTAAATCTTTTTTCTGATCTAATAAGGTCGTAGAATTGCCTATTGCATCTTTGTTCAACTTTCTTGGTGGTGTCCATTCTATAATGGTTGATTTAATTTGATTGTCGTGTACTATCTCGCTTCTTTCAACATAACCACGTTTCTTTCCTTTTGTCTTTAAAAGAAAGATTGTAGCGGTTGTGTTGCCCTCACTTATTTGTTTATGGAGTTGTGATTCAGCAAAATCAAGAGCAATGTTCTCAATATCTTTTACTTGCTTTGCAAACTCCTCATCTTCTTTTAAATACTTGTAAAAGGTAGTTCTATTGATTCCAACTTTCTTACAAGTAGTTGTAACAACTCCCAATGATTTTTCTAATGCTTCAAGAATTGCTTTTTTAGTGTGTTGCTTTTTGTTTGTTTTCACTTTACAAAAATACATAAAAAAACCCCACTTAAACAAGCAGGGTTAAAAACCAGGTTTCATAACTTCCTATTATCTTTCACAGTTTATGTCGGAAAGTGGTTTTAGTCAGTACTATATTTTTTAATTTTTTTAATCCATTCGGTAATATCTTTTTTGGTTTGCCAACCTGAAACATTACCATACTCATCAGAAAATATATTTAATGACATAAGTTCATTGCAACTATCCAATATAGCAATTTCAAAATCTACTATACCATCTCCGTAAAAACCATCACCACCTGCAACAGATAATGTTAGTCCATTGTCAAAAGTATATCTTGATCTTTTTTCTCCAAACATTCCAGTTTTGAATGTTAGTTCCTCAAATGTATTAACATCTAAAGGTTCATTATTTTTAATTTTATTTACATCTTTTAATAATTTTATAAATTCTTCTTTTTTATATTCTGTAAAACTCATTATAATTGTATTTAGTTAAATGGGGGTGATTTTCACCCCCTTGATTTTATAACAATGATTTAGGGCTAATTATAAATCATATTCTTTTCTTGTTTGCCAATTATCATTGGAAATTTGCATATAAATATTATCCCATTTTTTTACATTGGAATAACCAATGCCTTTTATTTTTCTTATACCCACCCAAACTTTTTTTCCAAACCAATCATCAAAATTTATTTCTGAATAAAAATCACGAATAATTACTGGAACATTTTTAGCTTTACGATTTGTTGATTTTGCAACTTGATGTAAAATGTGCCATTTCATTCTTTTACAATGATCTGAAGTATCATAGCCATATTCTACTAATTTATCTAAAGCAAATTTATCACATCTAAATTCACTAATAGTTCTTGGTTTTACTCTACCATCTATAATGTGTTTTATCTCGTGAAAACAAACAGATAATCTGTCTGTATCAGTTGGTCTTGGAATTTCTATTTCACTTTGTTTATTAGCATTTAATCTGCTATTGTAAGCACAACCACTTGAAGTAGTTCGCCATTTTTTAACTACTATGTTGTATTTCTTAAAATATTTTTGCAAAATTTTCATTGCATTTTTTTCAAAATTTTCTTTTTCTATTTTTTTCATTTTTAGTTATTATAAATTAATTATTGTTGTTCTTGTGTTAATACCAGTAGTATCAATGTCATCAAAATCATTATCACTTTCCTCTTTAGAAAGAGTAAATAAACTTGCATTCATTTTAATCATAAAGTTGTAAAGAGTTTTCATATATTTTTTTGCCTCTACAAGAGATGTAAAATATTCGTTAGATTCTTTTATTCCCTCTCCTAAAGAGTAAACTCTATATCTTGTTTTTGTGTTGTTTTTCATATCGTTGTTTTTAATAATACTCAAATATAAAGATTATTTTACAATATAAAAAATATTTTATGTAAATAATTAGTAAATAATTGCTAACTAATTGATAATCAATGAGAAAAATTTATTCTTCTTCGTTAGGAGTATAGTAATTTATGTTGATTATTACAAAGAAAAAGATTATTTGTATGGTGTGTCGTAGATCATCGGCTAATGATTCTAATCCCTCAATATCTTCATTTGAGTAGTTAAAACCTATCCCAAAACCCCTCATAACCGATATGCTTACATCAAACATATTACAAAGGTACTAAAAAGGTATATTATCTTTAATCACCTCAAACCTTTGAATGTCTTTATCTATTTCTTTATATACACCTCCGTTTTGAAAGTCGGGTGCAACCATAAAATCGCCTTGTTTACCATTCTCTTTTCTCTTTACTTTTTGAACATACACCTGAACACTATCACTTCCATATATAGTTTGCTGACCAAGATTCCTATAAACGGTTATACAATTATATGCCTTGTTAAAGAAGTCACTTGATTGAGAAATATCATAAGGATTTGGAACTCTATATTTACCATCTACACTTTCCATCTTTCTTGGGTGTGCTACTAAAAACAAATGAGTGTTTGTTTGTTGGCAAAATTGTGTTATCTCCGATAATAGTTTTCCAACATAAGTAAAATCTCGTTGAGCAGAATGGTCTAACATATTGTATGGATCAATCACACATATATTTACACCTTTTTGGAATACAAGTTGCTTAAAAGCATCTAAAATGCCTTTTAGAGTTAAGTTTTCGATGTCTATACGAACAAAGAAAAAGTGTTCCTCAATAAATGTTTTTGTATTGTTTAAATCTTGTGTTGTACATTCTTTTTCATTTACCTTATTTGCTAACCTTTTTATATGAGATTCATAAGGATAGCTTTCGGGTGAAAACATTGCTACTCTAAAGTTTTCTTGTAATGCAAGATTAACACATATTTGGTCGATGACATCTGACTTTCCTGCGTTTGGAATCCCTGTGCATACAGTCCATTCTCCGAAGCTAATGTTATAATACTCATTAGAGTTTCCCAATCGCACATTATAATTCTTGATTCCATTCTCGTTAAAGTTTAAAACACTATCCCAAATATCGTTAATATTTAGAACACCTTCAATAGGAAAGTTCTTTGCTTTACTAACAACTTCTCGAAGTTCACTTGCACCTTTGTTGATTAATATATCGTTGGCATCTTTATAATCGCCAAATTCTACATATTTACATCTTCCTTGACCAAATCTTCTTGCAAGTTCACCTCGTAGTGATAACCCCGCTTGGTCGTTATCGGTACATAATATAATCTCGGTTTTATCCACAAAGTATTCCCAACAATTGTCAAGATACTCTAATCGTTGTGATCCTTTTGATGCACCATTAGGAACTGAACAAACACTATAAAGACCTGCTTCATGTAAAGACAAAGCATCTATTTCGCCCTCAACAATATAAATCTTGTCCATTTCCTTGATATTATCAAGACCATAAAAGATAAGTTCGGCATCTTTAAATAGTTTAAAGTTCTTTTGACCATCACGATATTTAATATTTATTAATTGCTTTTCACGATAGTAATTAAAGTTGATTGCAATTCTTTCTTTTTTGACTTGTGGAAAATACTCTATGGATTCGCTAATGTTCCAATTTACGATTGTGGTTTCGGATATTCCTCTTTTAGCAAACCACTTTAAAGTTTTTTCCGATAGTTCGGATTTAACCTCGATTGGTTTAACGTATTGTTTTTTTGGTTGAAGATTTACATTACCACTATATCCACAATGATGACAATTAAATAAGCCTTTTGGTTCATTTATGGATAAGCACCTTTCGGTTTTCTTTTTTCTTGTACTACTGCACTTTGGACAAGTAGTGTGGAACTCACCAGTTTTAAAACCAATGTCTATTCCAAATTCTAAAAATTTATCTTTCATTAAAGTTTTCTTTATAATTATTCCTTTCAACTTCTAATTTATAAAAATTAAATGATTGCATACCAATAATATGAGCATCTGTTGGTACAAAATATTGCCAACCCTTTGACATACCTCTGTTGAGATAGTAGAAAAAGAAAACTGCTTTCTTTCCAGTATTCTTTTTAAATATTACCGAAGCCGTATGATCTGACATTGGAATAACCTCAACAACTTTAAATAATTCATTGTTAAAATTACCCTCACGATTCTTTTTAGAAAAGTTATCAGCAACAATTTCAGCTTTTGCTTTTAATTCTTTTACAAGTGATTTATTCATCGTTCATTTCTAAAAACTTCTCCAATGCACCAAGTGTTCTCCAAGCAGCTTTACCAAGATGTAATAATCCATCATCATCAACTGGTTCTTCCGTGTGGTCTATAAGATGTCTTACACAAGCATCTAATTCATCTTTCGATTTTTCCCTATCCCAATGAAGTGGTGTTCCTGGATTGTGTTGTTCATTTCCAACATAACTAACTTTAGAAACATATCTAATTGCTTTTGGAAAATATTTTAGAACTCCTGAAAAAACAGGTATTTCTTTTCTTTCTTGATGTTTATTCTTTTTACTCATATATTTATTTGTTTAAGATTCTTACCAAACTTGGCTTCAAATAGGTTAATGTATTTTAAACCATCTTTATTTTTCTTTCTTAATTTTAAAATGGTCAAAAAATTGTTTTTCCAAAAATCATCTGATCTTACTTTTTGGACTATGTAATAAACTTTTCTTGGTGAATATCCATCTAACCTTTCAAGTTTATCTATACAATCAAGCCAAGCACTTTTATCGGCTTGTGTTTTTGGTTGTGTTTGAATGGGAAATAAATCACAAATAGGTTTAAATGATTTTAAAACCATATCAGAATGTTTTCCCTTTTTATATTCTAATGTATTATTATTTATATTATTATATATATTATCCTTTAACTTTTCTTTAATACCCCCTGAAGATTTCTTTAATACCTCATTAAAATTTGTTATATACATTTCACGACTTTCAATTTCTTTAGAATCTTGCTTGTAAATCATTTTTATTTTTATATATCCATAATCTTTTAATTGATTTATCCACTTACTTATTGATACATTTGAAACCCCATATAAGTCAGCAAAATATTTATTTCTTGCAAAACAAAAACCTTTATCATTACATAGGGCGGTAATTTCGCCATACAATAATTTAGCATTTGCAGTCAAGTTTTGGTCATATCTGACAAATGCAGGTATGATAGCATAATAACTCTTTTTCATATTTAATTATAAATTCTCTGTAATGTTTTTTATTTCATTACAAAACTTTCTTAAACGATCATACATTAGTTGAACATCTTCGTTTGAAATTTCCTCATCTTGAAACTTTAAGAATAA